TTTTTTTCAAGGGCAGTTTCAATCATCGCCATCAATTTTAACTCATCTTCAACGGAAGCGCTTTGTTCGTTTTCCCATTGAGGATTAGTTTTCACCCATTCACGATAAACCCCTTGAATGATTTTTAACTCTTTTTCCCGTTTACTCATAGCCTAATTATACCCCAGTTTATTTATTTCCGCTAGATGGGGCTGGTTTTTCACGGGGAGTGCCATCGTAGATTAACCCGTCGCCGTCCATATCGATTGGTCCTGCTAAAAGATTACTGCCCTCGGCTGTGAGAACTTTAATATAAGGCACATACAAGCCTCTCAAGAGTTCTTTGCCTGTCCATGTGGGACTTCCATCTTCAGCAATAATAGAAGATTTTGCTCCCAACCTAGCGAAGTCTGCGGGTTTTGGAAAGTCATCATTCTTCATATCTTTGATGTCTCCAGTTACGCCATCCCTCATACGCCCCAATAATGCTTTGGCTTCCAATAACCCGTCGCCATATTTCTTTTCTGATACACCCATAAGTCCTGTTGAATTATTTTCAACCGACCTTATCCCAAAACTAACACGCTGTTGTATGGCATCAACAATAAAAGGAAGTTCATCTCTGTTCCAATCAAATCCAGCGTTTGCCCAATGTCTTGCTCCATCTTCTAAACCTGCGTTCAAGACTATGTGTGTGACTCCCTTGGAGATATACCAATCTTCAGATTGTTGCAGAAACTTTCCTCCGAAGCCCAAGCCTCTGTAATCGGGTGATAATTCTAAAAGTTTATGCTCGACACTCCAAGTGCCTGAATCTTCATCTTTAGAAAAAATACGGTGAATTTCTGAATCATTTACGGTATCGTCAAGTTGGTTAAAAACATTTGATATGACATGGATTCCGTCGCCATCTACATAGACTTCTTCTACCACAGAGCGAAGAGTGATAGATTCTCCATTCCGTTCAGAAGTGATGTCTACTCCGTAAACTTCTTGGAAAGATTCCACTAATGCCTCTGATACTTGAGGGTCTTTCAATGAACCGTATCCGTTTTCTCTTGCGTATTGTTCTAAATTGTCTGCATTTTCAGAAATGTATTCTTCTATCACTTGCGAGCGAAAACTGTCATAGTTAGTCAATTTTTCACTTTCTGACATCTCTTTGCCGTCTTGTTCTTCGAGGTCAGAAATTAAAATTGCAATACGGGTTTCAATTTCATCGTTTACATTAGAATCATTATCAATCATCATTTTTGCTTTGTCGCGGTCTATTTCTGAATCTCCGCCGCTCATTGCGTTATCTAATTCTTCAAGAGAAGGTCCGAGGTTTTTCATACGAGAGATGCGTTTGACATCTTCTTCACTTCTACCTGTTGCCCAGTTACCGTGGCTGGATTGGTCCTCATGACCCTCATGTTTGAATACGGGTTTTAATCCATAATCAAAATAAATTACTTTGAGGGTTTTGCTAACTTCGCCCAAATCTCTTTGGCGTAAGCGTCTATCTGTTCGTCCGTCATGTTGGACATATCGGGCAGTTCTACTGCTTCGAGTTTTTTCGATGCCACCTGTTCCTCCTGTTTCTATTTCTTTGAAGTTCGCTACATCCCAAATTGAGATTTGGTCGCGGTCACGACCCCGAGAGATAGCCTCCCCCTCGTCCTTAATGTTTTCTGATACATCAAGGTAAACCTGTCCATCATCGGTATTATGCCATAAACCCAGGTAGTTATTCGAATTATTGAACTCGGATTTATGCTGTTTCATATAGGAAGAAAGAATCTCCACGCCTTTATCCTCATCAAAAAAGTCGTCAGCCTTGACTATCGCGGCGAACTTCTTGCCCTTGGCAACCATAAAGCCCTTAGTAGGCTCAGAACCGTCTTTGAGGCTTACTGAGAGACCGCCATTCTCTTTTACCCTCTCAAGGGTTGAGCGGACAATCTCAGGGGCTACTTGGACTCCCTGCGCCCATGAGCCGTGTGATGACTGGTCGTGGTCTCCGTGCTTTGCAACTGAAGCAGTAATCTCAATCTCATCGGAGTTTGTGTAAACATATTTGTTAATCATCGTTTACCACCGTAACTTTGATTAACCTATCTTGGGTGCCTCTGACATTGACAGAGCCAATACTATCTACTCTGAATTTTGTATTTCGGGGGAAAATATGTTCGTTCTCTTCACGAATTGATTCAGACGGTCCGTATGACTCGCCCACACCCTTAAAATAACGATTCACAGATAAAACTTTACTACCTTTAGGGACGCTTATCTGTAAAACTGCACCTGTTTGCGGTGTTCTACTATCGAAACTACCACCTAGAGCAGTAGACATAAAACTCCATAATTGTTCAGGTTCGGTTGTTGTGGAGGCATATCCTTTATCTTTGAAAGTATCACCCTCTTTAAGAGTATCAAATTTATCTACCCCAGACACACCTCTGTAAAGAAGCATATCTCTAGGTGTTTCCGTGCGGTCAATTACATAATCTAAAGCGTTTCTATATTCTTGAAATTCTGATTTATCTAAGTATGACTCATTATCTTCTCGCCATTTTCCAGTTCTAAGGTATTCATTTATAGGTCCGTATGCGTTCATTGTGTAATCTTCTAAATAAGTGCCTTGTTCCTGAGATGTATCGTAATAAGAATGGAGAGTTACATCTGAATCTTTATATCCTATTCCTTTAGGAAGTTCGCTACCTCCAGTAGACCAATTACCATGCTCAGACTGGTCATGCTCGCCATGCTTGGCTACATCTTCTTCATCTCTGATGAATGGGATGTCATTAAATAGGTTGTGGAAAGTCATGCCTAGGTCAGCGCCTTTTTTAACTACATGCGGCTCTACCATTTTCACTTCAATCACCGTAAAAGTTTTAGGTTCTTGACGCTTCCACGCATTGACAATAATGCGCCTTGCATCCTCTTTGACTCCGCTTGGATTTCGGTCATTTGTATACTTTACGGTAGAAGTTTCAATTTTAGAAAAATCGCCCGAATTGATTCCATCTCTTAAGGCTTTGTAACGAGACTCAGACTCAGCATCGGATTTACCGCCCCAACTTGGGTCATTCGGGTCAGAAATTCTGTATACATTTTGCCCGTCTCTATCGGTGAAAGCATCGCCTGATACAGCCGAGCGAGACCAATAAGGAACTGTTACTTCCGATTTACCTACAACTTCAAATTTACCGCTAGTAATAGTTTCAAAATCTGAGGGATACCAACTGTTTTTAGGATTTACCGATACACCTTTTGCGCCCTCTTGAATTTTTAAGATTACCTTAGAATCATTTGGGGTCCTAGACCTGTCTACTGCATACCATTCAGCCACGCCAAGTGAGCGAGTTGTTGAAACCAAAGGCATATCAATAGTGTCGCCTTCTTTTAGGCTAGTGAACTGCTCAAGCAATGCTTTTGCTTCTTCGCTTCCAGCCGCCATGCCGCGATACAAGGTTGGTTGAGGGCGCCCATTAGCGATTGCATTTAAGACTGCTTCGGTTTGATTCCTTACTGCGTCAGTAGATGAGGCACCGAATCCGCGTTGAGTTAAAAAATTTTCGGAGCCGCCGACATCCTTATCGCTTTTAGGGACTGGCAAGCCAAGCATTTCACCCGCATATTGACGGTATAAATCTACAAACTGGTCACCATCAACGCCGTGTTCCCAGTTATCCCAAAATTTTGGTGTGGTTCCAGTTGCATTGCGTGGTGACTCAGGAACTTTTTCTTTAGGACTCCAATTAGATAATTCATCTGTAATTCCAGTAGCCCATGAACCATGAGAACTTTGGTCATGGTCGCCGTGTTTGAAAACTGGTTTGTATCCAATAGGTAATGCAATTATGTAACTCATGAGCGCCTCTCAGGAGGAATGATTACCATGGCGCAACGACAGTTAGGGTGCGCTCTTCCTGGCGTTTCATCTCCGTTGGAGAATGGTTCATTCCAACCAACAATTTCGCCATCTAAATCAGAACAAATATCGCAGGTGCGTTCGTCTTGAGCAATAATCCACATCTTTTGTGATTCAACATCTACATAGCCTTGTTCGGATGCTTGCTTCCATCCTTCGTAGCGTCCCTCATTTTGTGCAATCTGAATCTCTGTTCGAGCAATCATTGTTGCTCTCTTGCTCTTAAGAGAATCTGAATAGCGGGTCGATAGTTCTATTGCGCGAGCGCGAGCGGTAGCCTCTTTCATTCCACTTTTAACTAATCGGGCATACTCTCTCTTTTCATAGTTTGTAACCGCCTTAGCCCATTGCGGATGAAGTCCTACAACACTTTTGATTCTTCGCGCTGTTGCTCTGTAATCCAAGCCTTCATTAAAGGCATCGATAATCGCTTGGCGAACTGAGTTACGGGTTAGGGCATCGATTGAAGTTACAAGTTCTCCAGCACGGCGCTCGGCAAAGGCTAAAGAGTTTGGGTTTGTCTTATTAAAAGACATATTGAATTCAACTTTAGGCGGCTTAGATTGCGCCCATGCAGGAAGTTTTGTGAACTCCATGTTAGCCATGGCTGGTTTGTTTTCTATCTTTACTTTAGAAGGCGAGAAAGCAGGTAGGGCTAATTTAGGAGCAATCTTTTGAATCTGCTTAATAGCATCTTTGCCACCAAGGTCAATCGAATTCATCAAGGCTTCTTGAATCTTGCCTTGATTAGCAATAGTAATTGTATTTAATAAGCGCTCTAAAGTTGCAGGGTCCATGTTACGAAGCAAAGACTCCAACTGCCGCATTGAGATTTTATCGGTGGCTCGCTGAATAGATTGGTAAAGAGTGCGAGCAAGTTCTTGCTCTTGAGGTGTTAGAGGAACTCGCTTCTCACGCGCTTTAGCAAAATGAATTGCCATCTCTAACCAACTTCAGGAAGTTTCGGAGCCTCAGTTTGTGTAGGAGCAGGAGGTAATTCTTCTTCGCCCGATGTTGCTGGTGCTTCAGGCATAGGAGGAAGTCCTTCGCCTTCAGGCATTGGAGGCATACCAAAATTTTGTCCATCATGTTCAGCAGGTGGTAATCCAGCCAAGTCGCGTAGATACTCTTCCAACTTAGGGTCAGGAACTATTGCGCCTGTTTGTACCAAGTTACCAACGAATCCAGCAATCTCATTCAAATCAACATGGCTTACTTCACCGTATGTTAGATAAGGAGCGCGAGAAATATCCATGCCGTTTAGTTTTAATAAACGAGGGATAGCGTGTTGGTTAATTACTTCAGCAATGTTTTTAGCGATTGAATCAACTGACATCGACCATAAATCCATCTTGGAAGTTCCAAGGGCGTAAGAGCCAACTCGGTCAGAGCCTAGAAGAATAAAGTCAGAAAGGATTGACATTGCAATTCTTTGGTCATAGCGCTGGATAACTTTGTCTGTATCAAACTGACGGGAACCGCCTGAAGATAAAAGAACTAAATCAAATACTTTGTGTCCTTGGTCGTCATACATAGAGGGCATAACAATTCCCTCTTGCTCATTACGCTTGATAGATGTAACGATGTTTTGAATTGATGCTAATACTGAGGCTTGCTCGGCTGTTGCTGTTGATGAAAGAAATTCAGGTGGTACATAAGCAACTGGCAAACCAGCCAAGTCACGCTCAATACCGATTGCTTCAATCTCTTCAATACGGCGCTTGAAATACCATGAGCGATAAGCGTTACGAAGAAGAGAGCGACCTTCAGGGTTATTCTTTTGTGAACTGGTACGGAATAACAAAGCCTTTTCGATTGGGATATTGTGGATACCGCCCGAGGATGGGTCTACTTGAACCATTCC